AAGGCTCTAATCCTATTTCAAGATTTCCATGACAACTATATTCTCTTAATATTTTTGTTTCTTTTTTGCATTTGTTATCTGATAGACCTCTAGATAAAATAGATTTACCAAAAGATTTTGCTTTTTCTAAAAATGATTGATTTGCTAATTTTTCATTGTTTATGTTATCTTCTGTACTGTCTTGATTTAAATATTTTTTATTTAAAAGTTCTTTAGATTTGTCTCTAAGTATTTTTGTCACTTCTTCTTTAGACAATTCTCTAGGATCACTCATAATTATCTTCCTCTTCAAATTCATTAAATTCTTCCAAATCGCCAATTCCATAATTTAAAGAATCAACAATTTCATTCAGATTCTTGCGATTATTATGTCTTTGTTTTCTTTGAATCATTTTTCTATGGTTTTTCTTTTGCTTTCGCTCATCCATATCTTCATATTCATAGTTTCTACTTTTTTTCATGACTTTTCTTCTATTGTCTCCTTATTTTCAAGATAAGATAATTCTGGATAAATTTTTATAGCCAAATCCAAAGGCAAGTTTGGTATTTCTCTTCTTGTTAGTATTGCAACAAGAATTGCAGAATCGCTCCAGTGTATTCTTGATAAAATACCTTGTAGTATTCTTCTCATTCTTCCTAAGTGTATCTTCCATGCTTTATGTTTATCGGGATAATCAAAAAAGTAATTGATTCTATGATACTCTTTTAGTAGATTCGAATACGAATAACCATAAGGAGAATCGTCTTCCTTGTAATCTGGCATTTCTCTTATAAGAGGAACATAGTTCGGATCATATGCAAATCTGCATAATTGTGGAATTCCGGTGTGTTTATTATCTTTAAGTATTTTAATTTTTTTATTTTCGTCTTGTTCTTGTGCAACCAAAGACAAGATTTCACCAATATATTTTTGTGTTTTCATTTTTAAAACTCTTCAATAGTTTCCATGAGAGAAGCAAGATTATGCTCCATAAAGTAGTTAAATAGTTTTTCTTTTCCTTGTACCTCCGGTGGTTTATTATATTCATCTAAAATTGTTTTTTGATAATCAGCAGGAATCATTGTCAGATCTACCAATAACTTGTTTCTATCAAAATTTTCCTGTAAATGCTCTGGTACGTTTTCTTTCATTATATCGACTTTTTTCTGAGACAATGGCTTTTGTCTCTTATTATCTATAACAAAAGTATCAGAATCTGACAAAATATTTGGAATACCGTCTGATGAATCTCCTCTTAAAATGTGTTCTCGTAAGAAGTTAAGAGGATTTTCACAGTAAATAAAATTTTTATGAACAGGACTATATTGTTTGATATTTGGATATCTTTGTAATTGTTGAAAATCTTTATCACTTGAGATAATTAGAACCTTTTCGGTCATGTGATATTTTGTAGCTAGTACTGCAATCACATCATCTGCTTCACATCGTTCAATACACATAACCTTGTATGGAAAGTTTTCCCGGACTTCTGTTCGGATTCTGTTCATCGAATCGAAGATAACAGACCAATCATGTTGTCCGTCTTCTCTTTTCTTCTTTCTTGATGCCTTGTAATAGGGAAAACTTTCCTTTCTCCAGGAATCTCCTGCATCATCACATATAACAAGATTCCCGTATGTGGCACCAAATTTTTGCTTATACATTCGGTATGTGTTTAGAACAATATGTCTAACTGTATTTTCAGAAAAAAATTCTTCTTTATTTTCTGAATAAGAATATTGTGTAAAAATTGTTGATAAAATAATTTGTGTATTGTCAATTAAAATCATCTATTGAGAACCTGTACGATAATACATTCTTCGTTTAGTCTTCCAGTAACAGGGTATTCCTTGGATCTGATGTCTTTGTATGCGTTTGTGGTGGCCCTAAGACCCCCTGTGAACTTACCACCATTCATGAGAATCTTTGGATCTCTTACTCTTTTTCTTGAAGATTTCTTTTCATCAAAATTTACAATCTTAGAATTTTTAACACTTAAACCATCAGTCAATTCAGAACTTTCATAAAAAAACAAAATTCTTTTTTCTGGGTTGTATACAATGACTCGAGACGAATTTATAATTTTCTTTGGATCGACAGACTTAAGATTAAGTCCTTCGTGTTCTTTCATGTATTTGAGTTTAGACACAAGTTGGAGAGGACTCTTCTTCTTCTTGGCTCTTGGTTTTCTTTGAGTCTTTGCTATCTTACTTTGCTCGTTTAGAAAACCAACAAGATCAGAGATGAAATCTCGATACTTTCTCAATGAAGCCTTTTTGAAGTGCGAGTACCCTTCTTTTAGATCTGGATCTTCTCCTGAAAGAGCTAAAGAGAGTTCTTCCTCTCTTTGCTTAAAAAAAGCAACCATTCTAGAAGCATGAATTCCTTTGATTTGATTTTCTTTAATCCAATCTGCAATATTTATTGTCTTTCCTTTTTTTCTGTCAAGAAAAATTTCTACTGCATCGTCGATATGAATTTCAAGATCTGCAATTATTTCAGAAACTTTATTCTTGATGTTTTCCTGTACGTTTACATTGACACTCTTAGTAGATTTTACAGATCCTTTAGAGATCAAACTTTTGATAGAACTGTCTAATGAATTTTGAGTAGGTGTAGGTAAATCAATAGGAGACATATTTGAAATATGAGAATATATTCCAGCATATTCCCATTCAAATTCTTTCTTTGGTGCAGATATTGCTCTTGTGATATCATCTTCTGAAAAACCAGAAGACTTCATATATTTTTTCAATGCATTCTTATATTTTGAATGATTAAAATTATTCCTATACCAATTCATTGATTTGTTGATTTCCCAAATCAAATCTTCTTCTGATAAAGACCCATCAAAAGTTGGTTCTTCGCCCAAAATAACAGTAGAAGGGTTTCTTCCTCTGGACAAAGTTGCTCGTCTAGCCATAGCGATCAAATCTCCTATAGGGGAAATGGCACCCCAATCTTAGCAAAGCCAAACAACATTGCAAGTATTTAGTCATGGGAAATTTTACTAAAATTTTTCTTCTTCTTGAACATGATATTATTTTCAAATTTATCTTGAAGAATATCCTTTGATTTGTGTGATATTACAAAGATATTGGAATCATTATCTATCATTTCCAATATACTCAAAAGAAGTTTTGTTGCATTATCATCAAGACTTCCGTCTAAAATTTCATCAAATATCAATAGATTACAATTTAAAGAGTTTTTTACTTGTGATATTTTTCTCCAAGCAAACAACAAAGCTAGATCGATTTTTCTTTTTTCTCCTTCACTGAAATTTTCATATGAAAATATATCTCTATTTCTACTTTTAATCGTTTCTTTGAATTCTTCATCCAGTTCAAACTGAACGAAAAAATTCATCTCTGATAGATATCTGTTAATTACTTTATTCATTATTGGTAAATAATGTTTAATAATTTTACTTTTAATTCCGGAATCTTTTAGTAAGTATAAAGCAATTTTGTAATAATGTAGATTGTCTTTTATTTCTTGTTTTTCTTTTATTAATTCTTTACCCTGATCAATATAAATATTCATCTTTTGTTTAAGGGCATCAATCTCTTCTTGTGCTATATCTGTAACAGAAACTTTTATATCATTTAGTTGCTGATCTATTGCTCTAATAGATGCTTTAGTTTCTGATAATTCTGATCTATCTTTTTTTAGTATCTCTTGAATATCATCATATTTTTTGATTTTTTCTTTTAATTTACTTAATGATTCTTCTATAGTAGAAAAATCTTTATTTTGTTTGTCTAATTCTTGTATCTTTGTTAATTTTAATTTTTCTTTTACCTCATCATCAACATCTTGAGAACAAACAAAACAAGTTGAAAGTTTTTCAATAGAATTTATCTCTTTTTCAATCTTTGATATTGATTTTGACAATAGCAACAAATCAGAAGTTAATGTATTTAAAACATTTTGTTCTTTATCTTTATATAAAATTTTATTTAAATTTTCTTCTATATTTTTTTCTAATATTTCTATTTCTGATGATAATTTATTTTTCTTGTCATTCAATTCTTTTTGTTTATTTCCTGTTTCTTGTTCTTTCTTTATTTTTTGATTTTCCATCAGTTTTATATGATCTTTTTGAAGGTCTATTTTTTCTTTTAGAATTTCCATTTTACCTTCAATTACTCTTAATTGTTCATTCAACAGAGATTTCTTTCCCTTTAACAAAGTATTCATTGTTGAAAATACATTAATATCTAATAAATTCTCCACTACACTTCTTCTTTCTGCCGCTGTCAACCTCATAAAAGGAATATAATTAGTAGATCCTAATATTACAACCTGACAGAAAGATTTATAATTCATCCTAAGAATTTGCTCCTCAAGCATTCTTTGATAATCTTTCGATTTAGAATCTTGATCTATAAGAATTTTATTTTTATAAATTTCAAATATCTTTGGAGCAAGACCTCTTCTAATCTTATATTCATTTTCTCCAATATTAAAATACAATTCAACCATACAATCTTTTTTATTGATCGAATTTGGTAGTTGTGGTATATTAATATTTCTATATGCTTTACCAAATAAAGCAAAAACAATAGCATCAAGCATTGTTGTCTTTCCACTACCGTTTTCACCTGATATAGAAGTGGTTTTGTGTTTATTTAATTTTATTTCTGTGAAATTGTTACCTGTAGAAAGAAAATTTTTCCATCTCACAGCTTTCATTAATATAGACATGGTTTATTTGCTTTTTTTCCTATCTATAGATGCTCTTTTTCTCAAAGACATTCTTCTTTTTCTTAAAGCAGACTTTCTCTTTGATTTTGACTTTCTTGCTGCTCTTTTCGCTCTTCTCTTTAATTTTGCTATATCTTTTTGTGGTCTTTTAACACATCTTCTTCCTAATTTTTTCTGACCCGGTTCACACTGAAAAATGACTTTTCTTTTACCTTTTCGTATTACAATCTTTCTTTTTGCAGAACCTTCAGTTATAAATGAAACATTTTGATCACCATATTCTGTCAAATATAAAACTAAATTATATTCTATCAATTCTTCAAATAATTCTTCTAAAGAATCTTCAACTGAAATACAATAATCATTATTTTCTTGATATATAAAATTATTTTCTTCTAGAAAGTCAATAAAATCAAAATAATTAAATTTTGACAAAGAT